TCGTTTTTACAGGAAGACTCCAGTATTGTGCAGTATCGGTCTTGGTGCTGCAATCTACTGTTTCTAAAAATAATCTATTACGACTTGCATCAGTCTTTTTGAAGTTACATTCAAATGTAACACGTGCTTCTGTTGCACTTGGATTACGTGCAATTACTGTTACTTCGCTTTCTGGAAGTTGGTCTGTTTCTACAAGGCTTGCACTTGCATGACGTAATTTGTAACCTTGTTCTTTCATTGTTTCACTGATTTTATTTGCTGGTGCAATGTTACGAACAAAATCTGGAGTAATGCCAGCAGCTTCCATTGGAGGTTGATGAAGGAACTTCTTTTGAACCTTGCTGCCATCACGTTCAAATGTCAACACAAACTCTGCCATTTGTTGTGCCGTGCCTTCACTTAGTAGACGATTGCGATCTAGTAAATTCCAAGCAGCATTGTCAAGTGCGATTGTTACATGCTTGTCGCTGTGTTCAACTACTGTTGCTAGAACACTTGTAACACTGTTAAGTTCAATGTTTACAACATCACCAGTAACTGGTGCCTTCATTGCTCTGTCTACTTGTGCTACATAATCTAGAAAGTTCATTGTGATTCCTTAGTCAAAACTTACTGCTACATGTGTTGGGTTATCGCCGCCAGCAACCTTTGGATAAGTTGCCTTTGGACGATGAATACCATTGCCTTTTGGCACTGCTGCTGAAATACCTTTAGTCATTTCGTGTGGACTATTGGTATAAGGACGCTCTGCTGCATCTTCAATTGTCTCTGGACCGCTCATACCAATTGGCAAATCGCTATCCATGCTCATATCAATATCCATGCTAGGACCGCCATCGATACTTGGAAGATTTGCACCTACAGATGGAAGACCCATAGGTTCTACTGGTTCGCTAGGAACCATTGCATGATCGCTTGGAATTTCTGGCATACCGCCGCCCATTGGAGAAGCACCAGGTACATCGCCAGGTGCGCCAGCCATATCAGGTGAGTTAACACCATTTACCATACCAGCAAGTTTAAGAATCTGTGCTAGAATTGCATCATCGCCGCTTGTCTTAATTTCAATGCCTTCTGCAACAGGTGCTCCCATTTTAGTAGCATTCTGAATAGCATGTGCCATTTCTGGACTGCGTGATTCAAGTTCACGTAGCTTTGATAGAACATCAACCATATAAGAACCATTGCTTGTTGATGGCATTGTTGTCTTTGTTTCAACAACCTTCTGCTCAGTTGGTGTAATAGTGTTTAACTTTGCAACACTACTGATAGCACGACCAAGTTCTTCTGGGCTGCGTCCTTGTATTTCTTGTAATTTCTTTATTACATCAATCATTTGCATTATCGTTGTCCTGCTCTGCTTGGTAGTGGTGGTAGTTTATTTTTTCTTGTTCCGACAGGACTAGTGTTGCTCTGTGGAAAATCATTTGAAGTTTTGCCTACAGTTGGCTTTACTGCAAAAGGATATTCAATTGAAGTTGAAGCAATAGCGTTTGCTAAATCTGCAAGCAACTGCGGTGCTTTTTGTTCTGGATAATTCTTCTCAAGAATTGCCTGACCATCAGCTTCTGGAACCATTGGTGCTGCTAAAATTTCTTGGTTTGGCGTAAGAACTAAAATTCTACTCAGTGATACTTGTGTTGCCTCGTGAATTGCTGCTTGAATCTCAGCAGGAGTTGCTGGATACTGAACAACTAAATCAATCATATACAAATCTGTTGCTTTAAGATGCAAGAATCCTGTATGATCTTCGCTTACTGGCAAGTGCTTTGGTTCACTGATAGCTTCGAGATTCCAACGTGCTAATACTTTTTGCAAACTTTCCATTTGTTCTTTGGAAAATTGTTCTGCAATTTTAACACGGAAACCATATTTCTTTTCGGTTTCTGAAATATATTGTCTTAGGGTTTTCATTGTTAAACCTTTTTTATTAAGTATTTATTGCTTTCGGAAAGTTTTTATTAAATCGTGCTTTTTGTGCCGCAGATATTCTTGCTCTTGATTCATCTGATAAAGGTTTTGCGTTTTGTTTTCTAGTCGTTACTTTTTTTGCAATTGTTTCAGCAGATTGTTTAGTACCATACATATTGTGTTTTTCACCTTGTTTTGCAGCAGATAATTTTTCTAATGTTTCAGGTGAATGTTTCTTACCAATATTTGCTTTTTTTAATTTTTCACAAAACTCTTGTGATTTTTTTCTATCTTTGTGCCACGATGGTTTTCCTTTATGTGCCGCACTAATCTTTGCTTTTGTTTCTGCTGAATGTTTTCTTCCTACATTAAACTTTCCACCGCTTGCGCCTTCTCCGCCATCAGTTTTATTTAATAATATACCAGTTTCAATATCTTTTCTACCGTACCAACGAATTAAGCGGCGTTCTATTGCTAATGCACCTATTTCAGTTAAATTGTGTTCAAGTATAATAATTTTAGACTGATCTTTTGGAACAGATATGCCATTATGTCTAGCATAAACTCTTTTTCCTGTTCCCTTACCGATATAATAAGGCGTTAAGTCACTTGCTCTTATATAGGCATATACATAATATCCGCTTGGCGGATTAGTGCTGGTAAATACCATTGCGCTGTGTTCCTTATAAACATAGAGTAGGTGGGGCGGCAACCCGTGACCTACACTATTATTTATCTTTATTTCTAAATGTAGATAACAGTTCGTTACGGTCAAATACTTGTGCTTCAACATTAAGAGAATCATCGCCGCCAGCATCCTTATTCATATCATGCTGCATCTTCTGCATCTTAAGTAGAATTTCAGTTTGCTTTAACTTTTTCTGAACCTTGCCTAATTTTGCAGTAACGGCTGCAGTTAGCATTTTGGCACTTGCTTCAAATATTGGTGCTGCAAACCTGGCTTCTACATTCATTCCAAGCGATTGTAAGTTTTCAAAACTCTCTACTGCTTGATCTGCTAATTGGTCAAGGTCTTTGTCCAGAGCATCTTCTGCTACTTGTGGCAATGAACTTTCAATTTGGTGTGCGTTCTCTAAGGCTTCTACAACCTCTTTGCTTTGTGCCGATGGTAAGTTAAAAAGATTTTCTAATTTTTCTGTCATACTATTAATTATCGTTTTTTCTTCTTGGTACCAGCAAACATATCATGTTCGGTAATAACTCTAAACTGTATTTGCTGACGTTGGCACCATTCTGCTGCTGCTTTCCACTTTGCTTGGTTCACAACCGCTTGTATTTGGGTTCGTTGACTGCGACCAGCGGCTTCTAAACTTGTTTCCTTATGAGGCTTAATTTCTACAAGTTCTGCATGTAAATTTTTGTTTACATCTTCATAAACTACAAAAAAATCAGGAACATAACTTTTAGTTTTACCAACAACAGGATTAACATAAGGTATAGAGATGCTTTCACTTGCCCAATTCTTAACACTTGGATGAGTGTCAAGAAAGGTCATAAATTTTAATTCCCAACTGCTGCGGTATCTTATACTGCCACGACCTGCATACTTTTCTGGATTTTTAGGAGTGAACAGCCCTTGACTATACTTTAGACTCATGCAATAATATTTCGAGAAACTAGTGGAGCAGTTGCATTGTTTCTCTTATAACCTAACTTACTCGTAGAACCTTTTGCACTGTTAAAGAAACTAATCAACAATTCTTTTATATTTGTACTATTTGGTGCTGCCTGAAACTGTTGCAATACTGTCAGTGGTTCAAGGTTGTTATTATAGGTAAGTGCTATAACACTTTGTGCAAGAGCACCAGCAGCATCGCTACTATTTGTTAATGTATAGAAGTAACCATATACTTGCCCCCACACAGCATCACTAACTTGCATTGGCTGACTGAAATATCCATTAAAGAATACTTTTGTATCTGTAGGTTGGGTCGTGCTTGGTATGTTTGCCATGAAAATATTTATGCAACGTTATTTTTACTGTAAGCAATATAATTTTTTGCAACAGGAACTAGGTCTGTGCCTGGTGCTACATTAAGTTGTGCGATCTGTGTTGAAGCGAGTGCAATGTCACTTGTGCTATATCCACTGCTTAACAATGTTTGTTGCCAACTTGCTCCAGTATATATTGGATTAACAGGAGCGGCTGGATTGTTAAAATCAATCATGCTTGGTATGCTATTTGGTTGTCCATAGTTTATAGTTCCAACACCAATAACATTTGTTGGATTATCAATATATTGTTGAGCAATAACGGTTTGTGCAGTTATGGTATTTTGAAATCCATATTGGTCAAGTGTTGTTTGTGGAACTGTATCTACAAAGTTGCTAGCACCGTTAATTTGGTCTATGCTATATCCTTGATTCCATAAACCACTTTGATAACTGCCATCACTAAAAGGATTAACTGTTGAAGGTGATAAACTTGGCTGATCAGGGTTTATAAATCCAGTTGCAGAATCAGGATTAAAGATAGGTTGTCTATCAGGTGAATTTTGTGAAAAACTTGGACTTATTGTATTTGCTAATGGAAATACTGTATCTGCACCATTTTGATTGCTTGCATTATTGTTGATAATGCTTTCAATTTCTTGCTGACTAAATCCAGTATTGGTTGATGGATAATATTGATTAGTTTGATCAGCAAATCCAAAACTGCCCCGTGCTTGTTGACGCAATTGTGATTGGTTATAAAAATCTTGACCTTGTGGTTCTAACCCACCAGTTATTGGATTTACATAATAACCACGTCCATATTGTCCACTTAATCCACTTAAATTATTATCATAGAACGCACTGTCATTAAATCCAGGTATACCGCCTGTGTATCCTTGTTCATAAGTTACACCGTTATAACGAACTTGCATAGTAGCTTCCATTATGCCCTGTCCTTCACTATAATCATGAGTATCATGTTGAAAACTTGTAATCACAGGATTCATTAGTGTAATCTTATTGCTTTCGCCACCAAACATACTATAAATTTCAATTGCACTAAAGAACGGCGTTAGACTGCCATTATCTAAGCCCCAAGAACTGTGCAAACGATCTTGATAACGATCATCATATTGATAATCATTAAACCCATATTTTCCATCAGCATAATAATAATTGTAATAATTTTGCCATAGTTCACGAAGACCATTACTGTTATCATCGTGAAATTTTATATTAACTGGCTCATACTTAATTCTGTCTTGAATATAAACATGGCGATTATATTGATTTAAATCTTTTACATCCATAGTAAACTTAGGAAGGTCAACTGTTTTAACAAGATAACCAATTTCACTGGCATCAATGTAATTTGGCACATCTGATGCAAGGACAAAGTTTACATAAAAAAGATATTTGGATTTTGGAGCACGGCTAAAATTGTTGGTGCGAAAAACTTGGGCGGCGTGTGCATAATCATGCACTTCGCCGCCGTGTAGTAAACTATTGAGGATGGAACCAAGTAAACTAGCCATTGTTTAACCTTTAGCCAGTGATACTAGCCCCACGAGTTCTTGTTACTGTCTTTCCAACGCCTGTAGTTGTTGGTACTTGTAACGCATTATCATAACGCAATGTCATGCTGATAGTTGCTGGATCATTGCTTTGATAATCAAAGTTATTATAGTTAACTTCTTGAATAAAGCAACCATACAACTGCCAAGTTTCAAGCGTAGTTGGACCATTGGCACCGTTGCCGCCGTCAAGTGCTTCAAACTGGGTAATGAACTTATAATCAATACCACTGACTGCACTTGCCTGTTCAGCAAAGTCAAACTGCTTCTGCAATTGCTCACCAACAAGTAGACGCACACTACCATTGGCATCGTCACGTAGTTCTACGCTAACAGTTTGCCATTCTGGTTTGCCTTGTAGATACATTTTACTGTTATACAAGTCAATAGTGATTGGGTTAAAGTTTAGGTTAGGACGTGTGAAACTCATAACCTGTTTAGTTAGTTCTGTAGTTGGGCTAGTAACGCCAAAGTTTAGAAATGTAACTCTAAAGCGATACTTTAGCAAAGGCATTAATAAGCCTTGGTTACCTGCACTCTGGTCACTATTACTGGCAACAGGAACTGTCATGTTGAGTAATGATGCAACTGCCATCTGATTCTCCTATAGAAGTATTTATATTACTTTGCTCACTTTTAATTGGGGGTATAAAAAAAGCCGCTATTGCTAGCGGCTTTTTATTAATTATTTTAACAACCTTATATGGTTGCAGTAGTCATTAGACTTGTAGTACTATTGCTTAGACCACCAAGACCTGCACCAGTGCCAGCAATTGCACCAGTATTCAAGATACGAACAGGGATATAGATGAACTCTACAGCCTTTGTTGGTTCAATTGCAATATCAATATGCAATTCGTTACGGTCAATGGTAGCAGGTGTATTGTTTGTAGTATCGCAAACTACTAGGTAGTCATAGATACCACGTTGAGCAACGATATTATTCAGCAAGCCAGCAACTGCATTTGTTGCTTCGTTACGAGTAATAGTATCATTTGGCTCGAACACCAATGGCTTAGCAAGACGCTCAAGGTTGTAACGTAGATAGTTAATCAAACGAGCAACGTTGATACGGTCAAGTGCAGTAGCAGTTGCCTGACGAGTGTGGTTACCATAGTTGAGGATACCTTCTGTTGGGAACACTGCAACTGGGTTAACATTGTTGCTATACAATAGATCACGTAGACCTTGGCTTGTTCCAATACTATAGAACTTACCAGTTACACGATCAACATAACCAATCTTTGTTACGTTATCAATCTTACCACGCAGAGCACCCGCTGGAGCAAACCATGGAGCACTTGCTTGGTCACTCTTAATAACCATGCGTAGAATTGCGTGAGTGATTGGCACAACTACCTGTCCAACACCATCAAGTGCATTGGTATAAGCAGCACCTGGATAGAATACCGCAGTATAACTATCACTTGTTGCTAGACCTTCTTCATCACTGGAACTTACTCCTGCACTATTAGTGATATAATTGTTTACACTAGTAGTATCGCTTGATAGACCCATTGGAGTATCAGCAAGAATAAAGCCAGTATTACGACGATCATTGTTTAGACTTATTAGGTTACTAGTAAGTTCTGGATAACCAGGACATACAAGTAGATTGAAGTTAATTTGATCTTCACGAGCAGTTGTACTGTTATCTACTGCTTGTTTAAGAGCACTTACTACAACATTGCGAACAGCCTTGCGACCCATATATGGAGTTCCATTAGCATTCTTACCACTTACACTGCTCCAAGTTGCAGCAACATCTGGAAGAGTTTGTAATGGATAGTTTGTACTGTTAAACTTGCTTGAAATATATTGTTTAACATTGTAACTGCTACGACGAGTATTGAATAGAATCATACCACGTGGATATAGTTGTGGGTTAAGAACATCCAAATCAACATAATCGCTTGTTAACAAACTAACAATAGTTGGCTTTGCATCAAGTGCAGGGTCTGATTTACCATTAGTATCCCAACGAGCATCAGCAAATAGGATACCGCTTTCTGTAGTGTTATCAGTGTTATCAAGAAGAATCCATTGGTCAGTGCCATTATAACGCTGCCAACGATAGATTGTTGGATAATTTTCAAGATCAGCAGTTGAAACCCACAAATCGCCGTATACAAGTGCAGTGCCATCGGTTTGTGTAGTTGGCTTGCTGCTGCTAATGATTGGTCCAAGTGGATCGGTGTTGCTTAGGTTATAACCACGGCTATCGCTAGTTACGTTCTTATAGCCTTTCCAAATAGTACCGTTGTTAATCATAACATCTACTTCAAGTGGAGTTTCATAATACCACAATGTGCCATCATCTGGCGCAACAACTGGTGCAGTTGATTGTTGATATAGGTATTCAGCAGGCTGCCAATAAGTTCCTGTTAGAGTACCATTACCAGCATCATCATATATATTAGTTGTACTTGTAGTAATACCAGCAGTAGTTAGTGGTGTATTGGTAGTGTTTACAAACACAATATCACCAGCATTTGTATGACCAAATTGAATATTATTTGTGCTTGTTAATGTACAAGTCAAATATGGAATATTCAATGCTAACACATCGCTTACAAAACTTGCCGCAGTAGTACCACTTAAAGTTACTGTATAAGTGCTGCTTAGTGCACTGCTACCAGGAGTTGTTACCTGAATTGTAAATGCATCATTTGCAGTGAATGTTGGTGCTGATACTGTACCTGTTACAGTAAGTGGCGTACCAGTACCCATCCATTGTAGCAATTTAAATGTACCAGTATTATTTCCAAGAATATCATACTTCACAAATAGTGTATCTGTTGCAATACCTAAACCACCAAGAGTTGGATCAATATTGTATGTTGCAATACGACGATGTTGATAAACTGGCGCAGGAATAGCATCCCAATTCATTGTAGCACTGTTCCAACGATATACAGTGAAGTTTGCACCACTATTTACAGCAGTAGTTTTTAACCAAATACTGCCACTTGGACGTGGAGTACTATCAGTACTTTTCCATGCAGGTACGCTATAGTGTGCACCATAACTTAGGGCTGCATCATAGTAAGTTCCGCCAGTTATACCAAGATTTGTAAGTGGTTGACCTGCTGAATTACTAATAGCAATCTTACCATCGGCATTGCTACCATCACTTCTTGCCAACGCATTGGCAAATAAGTTGAAGTAACCATTGAGTAGTTTTGCATTAACGCCAGGAAGTGCAGCACTATTAATAGTTGCAACAAGGTTAGCAACGCTTGTGTTTGCAATAGTGAAAGTTGTTCCGTTAAGACTAATAGCATTTGTTAGTGTAAGAGTAGTTGCCTGTGAATTACCAACAATAGTTGGTGTTCTTGCCATCCATGCATTACTACCGATTGTCTGCCAAGAATTATCATACATCTTCTGATAAATTGGGTTCTTAACATCAGTTGCAACAACAGCATATGTTCCAACAGTTCCAACATTGCTATAAGGAACACCACCAGTAAGTTGTGTTGTGCTTGTAATAACAAGAGGAGTTTGTGAATTGAATACTTGATTCGTAGCGTCCCATTGGAAAATACCCCAACTAGTAGTTGCAGTATCAAGCCATTGTGTTCCACCAGTAGGATCAGCATATGGACGGTTGCTGCTGCCACTCAACTGACCAAGGTTTACATTGGCACGAAGAATATATGCCTGATTGGTAATACCAAGTGTACTGTGAGCAGCCATCAAACCGTATTCAGCAAGTTCACTACCAAATAGACGGTTTCCGCTTGCATCAGTAGGGAAGATTGGCAAGCCATAGTTGCTTAGTAATTCTTTTTGGCTTGAAACCAATTGAAGTGTGTTTACTGTGCTACTAGTAGTATAAGTTGCAATGCCACCGGCAGTGCTATTCTTGTCTTGTGCTGTAGCAAGTAGAATAAAAGGGACTGTGCCAGGACCAGTTGGTGCGTAATTGCTTTCATCAATTACTGTTACTGATACGCCAGGAGATACGAGAGTTGCCATAGGGTCTATTCCTTTAAGGTGTTGCTAATATTTAGCGGAATAGATTAAAATGGGTGTTTTTAAAAGGTTAAGTATGGATATTATAACAAATTTGTAACAGCAGTTTGTAAATCTTCAATAGTTCCATCATTTTTGATAACGTGGTTCATATTTGCATTGACCCACGACCACTCACTTGAATGAATGTCAAGTGGTTCTTCGCCGTGTTTAAGAAGATTTACCATCCAGTCAGGATAATCACCACGTTGGACTGCCCATACTTCTCCACCAAGACGACGAATTAGGTTGATTTCATTGGGGAAACGTGTGTCTGGAATAACAATGTTGCTGTATTCAAATGAACCATTAACAACTTTTCTAAGTTTATTTTCTAAACTTGCAATCCAAATATCTTCATGGAAATTTTCACGGCAAACATCGGTTCCCCAAAATTGTAGAACCCAACGAGGCGTAAGCCAAGGCAAATTTAAACGTTCTGCCCACCAATCATCACGCTGTTCACGCCATTCACGGCTTTCTGCTGTATCACCTTCAAGCAAATGACGAGGCCACCCAAATACGGCGGCAATCATATCCTTAAGACTGTCAGCAAAACTTACTTTTTGAAAGCCATGCTCTTTAACAAGGATATCCGCAACGGTTCCTTTGCCACCACCGATAAGACCGCATACACCAATAATTTTCATGATTTTACTTTATCAAAGAATTAAGGAAATGTCAAATATTATCCGATAACAAACCACATTGGAGTTTCACCAGCCATATAATTTGTTAATTCTAATTCAAGTGCATCAATCTTGGCTTGACCACGTGTAAGCAAGTCAGTTCCATTTAGTGAACTGCCACCTTGTGGACCAGGTAACGTAGCAAACTTACTACGTGCTTCCCCAAGCATTAGCATACAACGAGCAAGCGTATATTCACGTAACCATGGCTTGCTATAGATATCTTGAAGAAGAATGATATCTGGCTTATAATTTTCAGTCCATAGCAGAATAGTTTCTTTATCACTACGTGGACGGCGCATAATTGTAATTTCTTTTGTAGTAGTATTAAACTGATAATTTAAGAAACCACCAAACATCTTTGCTGCTTCTTTAAGAAAAGCACTATAAAGATAGTAGGTTGATAAACCACCAACACGACCACTTTGGATCATATAGAAGTTTACGAAACCTGCTTCAAATGGCTCATACTGCGAACTTGTGCCGCTGTTAGCACCAATATTACGCTTGTATACGTTACGAACGCTTATAACTTCTTGTGGCAGCGTATAGGTATTGGTATCATGCAGTAGTTCTAAAAATGAATAGCTTTCTTCAACACTATTTGCGCTGCGTTGACGATAGCGTATTAGAGACTGTGATAATGATGTTTCAAAATGAATAGGATCAAGTTCAACATCTACCATACCGTCGCCAAGACTGTATCGCACATAATCAAATACTTCGGTTTTAAGTTCTTGTAAGGTTGCCATACAAATATTTATGACTAACGAGTATCCCAATCACGGCGATGGCTGATAAGTTCATCGCCCCAACGAAGATGAAAATAAACTTCATCTTCTGGTGTAAAATCTGCTTCAATAGTTACTACATAACCAATATAACCATCAGGACTGTTTATGTTTGTTCTGAATAGTGGAGTTTGCAGTGCGTGTTCCATTACCCACGCACCAGCCTCACTCTTTTGCCATTCTATTATAGGACCAGCAGCATAGAGTTGGGCATCTTCTACATCACCCATACGGAAACGATGAACTATCATACCGTTATTTACGCTACTTCAAATGCCATGAGATAGTAAGTTAAGTCTTCTGGTTCAAATTTTGCGGTAACGGCTACACGATATTCAAGTGATGCAATATCAAAATGGGCATGGAAAGTTACGGTGTCCTTAATGGCATTCTCCCATACCCATTTATAATTTGTGCTAAATTGATGCCATAATATATTGGCTTCACTTTTTGCATCTTCCAATGCTCTTTTTTTAGTAAATCCATATAAACTTGGATGTAAACTAGTGCGAAAAACCGTGATAGGTTTAGAAGGGCATATCTTCATCTTCTTTACCTTCATACCAATCTGGACCTGGGTCTTTACCATCTACGACTGCTTTTGTCATACGATCCATTTTACGCTTGCTTGCCAACTTTTCTTCACGGTCAGCAATAGTCTTGTCTTTAAAGCCAAGAATACTAATATACTCACGATACTTCATCCAACCATGCATAAAGTGAATACAATCTTCTGCCGTGCCACTGTATATCATTACACCACGTGTATAGATTGGTAATATATCACCATCATCTTTTGGAACGGTAAGTGCAAAATCCGTGCCACTACTTTGTTCATAGGCATAAGAATTGTATGCACCACGACTTGGAGTAATTTCAAACCCAAGTTTATTAGCAAGACCAGTAAGGTCGTTGATAGTGCGGTAGTGATTATAGTTTGTCATTCTGGATATCCTATGATAAGTTTCACCAAGTCTTCTTCATTCAAGTAAAAATTATGATGAAACATTGTTTCACACTGCCTATAAATCTGTGGCGCATTATCACCCCACCAACTTGAAGTATATGAATCATAATTGCTGGTAAAGTATCCGTGTAATTTATGAATCTGTCCCATATCACGAGCAGATATGCGATGACTATATCGTGAATATAATCTATTACGCTTATCTAATTTTACCCAACGCACATGCTTATGCAGATATCCGCCGTCGTATTTCATAAATCACCTTACTTGATTGATTTAAGAATTACTGTATCACCGTTTAGACGACCTGTCAAGGCAATTTCTGTAGCACGAATACCATCCATGAACTTACGGAGTTGGATTTTACCCGCACCCATAAATGCCTTCATCTGTTCTTGTGGCTTGCGTAGTGTCTTTGCCACACTCAACTTTTCATCAAAGCCAAGAATAGTGCTGCCCTTGATGCCTAATACGCCACTGCTTACAGCAGCCGTATACTTGCCAATCTTACGAGTCTTGGTGTTGTATACCCACAATTCAGTGGCACCAATGATATCGGTAGGGTTAATGGATACAAGATTGAGTTCTTTAAACTCGTTCATGTACTTGACATTCTTAACGACCTTTTCCTTGCTTAGTGGACGAGCCTTACGAACCTTACGAACAGCAGCCTTGACTACGCCATAGGTTGTGAGTGCGTCAAACAGTGCCTTATACCAGGCATCATAACGCTTGAACACTGGCTTAGTCATCCAAGAGTAGGCTTCACGCAGAGCAGCATCGCCCTTCTTGTCTTGTCCTTCAAGCAACTCTGCATACTGATCACTATACTTTTCACGAATACGAGCAACAAATGCCTGTGGCATATTTCCTTCACGGAAGTAAGCCATGAAGTCAGGTACATCGGTGGCACCTTCCATCATTGCATCAAACATAACTTCCAAGTCGCCAATAGTATCAGCCAATTTATCACGCATATGATCTTGCACATTACGCTTGGCAACAGGTTTCTCAACCACTTGCTTCTTTTCAGCAATACGAACATTGCCATATGCCAACAGTTCGGCAATCTTTGCGGTGATGAACTCAGCATCAGGCGACATTGGACAACCACGTAGTATCATCTTGGAAACACTGCCAATGGTAATGCCAACACGACTGTCTTCACATTCAGCAAAAGCAGCAATCTCAGCCTTGCCCCATTGCAAATGATTCTGCCCAAACTCTACAACGTGCTTGCGCATATCAGCGGCGCTCATGTAGTAGTTGTAGAAATATAGGGCATGGGTAATTTCCTGACGTAGTTTGTCAGGAGACCATTTCTTAGCATCAGTCCACACTGGTTCTGGACCAGTGAACTTTTCGTCCATAAACTTAGGTTGACGAACAATCGTCTTCTTAGGTTTAGTTCTTAACTGTAGTGCGGACTTAGCCATTACTTACTTCTCCAAATTGCGGTCATAGAAACCATAGTGTTGCGACACATAGCGATCATACTTGTCATCAATATGACCATTATCAAACCGTTCCCATGAATGGTCATTAAAGTAGTCATACCCGTAATCATAGGTTGTGTCAACATATTTCTGCGTAGGTGCTGCTTCCATAGCCTCTACCAACTGTGCAGTAGGCACACCATGATGTGTATAACCTTCGGTGCACATATCATAATATGATGTGCTAGGTGTCATTTCATAGTCTTGATCAGCCATGCTATAAACCCAAGCAATATATGCTTCGGTCTCAGTTTGAACCAACACACGCTGACGCAAGTAATAAGTTGGAAAACCTTCAAGACGGTCAAGCGCAATCATATCACTATCGCTTACTTCCCATAACACGCCACTGACAATGCTGCCTGTATCAATCTCAACATCGGCATGGTTACGAAACACAAGACGATAGTCGTTCAGATAGGCAACACCTACTAGGGTAGCATCGGGGCAACGCTTTGCCATCTGCTCAGGGTGGGTGTTCATTCCGTATCCGAAATAATAACTGCGATATTCCATAGTAAACTCCTCGTTGTCACGGGCAGACCTTGCCCAAAAGGGGGCATACATTGCCCCATGACTTAAAATACCATGTCCTAGAGATTTGTCAAGCATTATTTTTAATTATATTAGGGTTAAAAAAACCCTTGACAAATAGCCCAATTATGGTAAATTAAGAGAATGTGGATGTTAATCTTCGTTTTATTCCTATTAGGGTTCATGTTGGTCTGGAACCTTGCAGAATCAATGTGGGAACTAGACCATTGGATCGCTACCGCCGAACAGCGGGAGCGAGATGGATATGATTATGAGAACGATTTACCCGTTAAACCGCCCATAACCTTGCCTAAACCAGCAACAGAAGATGTTCAAAAAATGTCAATTTCTCTGCAGAATTTTCCTAAATCTGCCGAAGATGCCAAGGCAAAAATTGCCCGTTTAATGAAAAAACAATAAACTCATTAAATAATGAGTGCGTTATATATTGGGAATACTTGCCTTACTATTAACTACTTCTGCTCACGCACAAGATTGCGATTGGGTAGGTGAAATTTTACATTATGATTCATGTAAGGTAGAAAGTAATCTTGGCAATACTGATGTTTTCATAGGCAATCGTGAATGGTATTACCGTTTTTATGGCACAAAAGCAGAGAAGCGAAGATTAGTTTATACATATTATACTAATACGCACACATGGATACGTGATTATACGCTTGAAGATATTCTATGGATCGGAAAGCAGAAACCAGGCAGCGGTTCTTGTCGTGAAAATTATAACAAATTAAATAAACCATCTACCCAATCTTGGGACATAGATGATGGCACAAAATTGTGTCTTTATTAAAAAAATTTAAACAATAAAAAAGGCGGGAAAAATTCCCGCCTTAATCTTATCTATGTTCTAAACAATTAGAACTTAGCAGTTAGACCGAATGCAAAAGCATCGCCAGTTGCATTGAAACTTGTTGAAGTATCAAAACTACGATATACAGTTGCGCTTACGCTGTAAGTTGAATTGATGTCATAAGTTACACCAGTTCCAAGACGATGACTCTGGTAACCATAAGTTCCAGTGTCAATTGCACTACGATAACGATACTGAACAGCATTTAGAGTTAGACCGTCCATTACCTTATAGTCTGCATTACCATATACAGCAACGTATGGGAAGTTGCCAGTGTCGAGGAAACGTTCACCGACGCCAACCTTGCCGCTTACAGCAATACCAGCAAATGCTGGAAGTGCGTAGCCAACTTGTGCTTCAAGATTCTGCTTTACAAGTGCACTTGGAGCCTGAGTAGTGCTTGCTGCACCACTTACAGAGAAACCACCACCAAGACTGTGCTTGTAGGTTACGCCATAAGCATCATCAACCTTTGCACCAAAGTTATTGCCAAGGTCTTGACCGTAAGTTACAGTCAAGCTGTCAACGCTAGCAGCAGGAGCAGCAGCCGCTACTGGAGGAGTAGGAGCAGTCTTCTTGCTTGGTAGATCAGTTGCATTTGCAGCAACAGTAAGAGCCAATAGAGCCATAGTAGTTGTAATAAAGTTCTTCATTATATTTTCCTTTCAGATGTTTGGTTATATCATAGACAACGAGTTTTGTCTAATTATTTTTCAACCTATATTATTAATTAATATTTGTTGAGGCAACGTTAGGTTTTAACTCCGTAAGTTTAATTTGACAGTATCGTCGCCATGCTTCACTCACCATGTGATTTTGGAAGCATAGTATTTAGTCTAGAAAATCTACCTTATTATAAAATGCATTAAAAATCAATAAATATTTTAATGCTACTAAGTGAATTATACGACGAAGAACTGGTCGAAGGTCCGATGACAGATAGGTTAAAACGCCTTGCAGCGGCAGGTGCAGTTGCTGGCGGTCTTGGTTTTGGTGGATATTCTGCCCTAAATGCTCCAAAATCACCAGAGGCTCCCGTTACTGTGGCCCAAACGCAACAAACGCAACAAAGCGACACTGTGAAGCAAGCAGAGCCACAAAAAGCAGAGAAGCGTGTTAATCCTAACTTTCCAAAAGGGTTAGCAGATGTTGATAAGATGACTGTAGATCAACGTGTTGCCGCCTTTACACAAACTGTTCTACCACTAATTCAAGCAGAAAATAATAAGATATTAGGTGAACGTAGCCGTCTTATTCGTGATATAAAGTATATTAAGAGTGGCAAAAAACTTCCACAAGAAGAAAATGGATGGGTGTATGGACTTACACAAAAGTATGGTGAAGATAATCTATATGACTTACTTGAAAAGATTGATATCATTCCACCAAGTATTGCGCTAGCACAAGCAGCAATTGAAAGTACTTGGGGACAAGATGAAAAAACACGCAGTTCAAATGCTTTCTATGGTCAGAAATCTTGGGCAAAAAGTGGCGGCGTAGAAGGACCGTATGGCGAACGCTATCGTGCATTTGATACACCAAATCAAAGCATTGCTGCTTATATGACCAATCTGAATACGCACGATGCCTATGATGATTTTCGTGCTACTCGTGCTGCCATACGTAAAAGTGGCAAGCCAATCACAGGTTTAGCACTAGTTCCAAAACTGATTAATTATACAGACACAGGCAAGGCATATCCACAAAAACTTGCTTCTATGATCAAGGGACGTGACCTACATAAATACGATATACCTAAAAAATAATGCTTGACAACTATAAAATCTGTGTTATATTCATAATATAAGTCAAAAACAGGAGATTTTTATGCCAAATTGGTGCGATAACCGTGTCACTTTCACCCACGAAGACCCAGAACAGATTACCCGTCTCGTAAATGCTGCCAAAGAGGGCAAGTTGCTCAATGAATTTCTTCCTATACCACAAGAGTTGCTTGAAGAAGCACCCATCGGTGATGACTATGAACAACGCCGTAACGCTATCACTGCTCGCAATCAGGAACAATTTGGCTATCCAAGTTGGTATGAATGGTCTATTGATAATTGGGGGACCAAGTGGGATATCTCCGAAGTTCCCGAAGAAATGTTTGAATTGAGCAATGATGGCAAAACTGTGTCATTCTCGTTTGATACAGCATGGTCACCACCTACCGAATGGTATGATAATATTGCAGGATTTGATATTAATGCTTATTACTATGAACCAGGCGGTAGTTTCTGTGGTAAGTGGAGCAGTGAAAGTGGCGATGACCAATATGAAATTGGTGACGATATTAACGATGCTAAGGAACGCATTCCTAGCGATATTTTGGATAATATGGGCATTATTGACGATATGGAATCATGGGCAGAAGCCAATGAGGACGATCTTGAGGATGAACTTGACATGAATGAAGCCGAGGAAGAAGATGGCGAATAAAAAAATCTATAGTGAGTTAGAAGAGCATACCACATATATTGGAAAAAATACACTTGATCCACAAAAAACGTGGGTTGACATTATAAACAATCACCAAAAAACTGAGTTAATAAGTTGGTTTAATAAAAACAATTATAAGGATTTTTTTTATGATAAAATCATAGTTGACGCTGGTTCTGGGCTAGGAAGAATGATTCCGCTATTATCTTTTTTTAAACCAAAGAAAATTATATCTGTAGAACCAGATTTAACACTCTTAGAAAAACAAAAAAAATTTTTAAATAGTGAATTTTATTTTTTACCCAAGAAAAAGATAAATTGTGAGATAGAATATATTAATCAAAATATAGAAGATTTTATCGATAACAAACATAATTTTGACATTTTATGTTTATTTTATGTGATTGTCCATCTTGATATTAACAAGGTATTTTTAAATTTTAATAAAAATATGTTAATAATGAACAGTACAAGAAATTTAAAAGATGGAAAACTATTAGATATTATTAAGGAAAATGATCTTAATATTCATGAATATCATGAGTTTTCAACCGAAGAAAAATGGTTAACGAATGGGTCACATTTTTTGCTTTCCATCAAAAATAATGCTTGACAACCTTTAAATCTGTGTTATATTCATAATATAAGCAATGGAGAAAACAAATGACCGTCAATGAAGCAACTTCTCTCGCCGCACGTATTGAGTCCGTTCTTGCACGGCACAAGCGTTCTGAAATTTCACAGGCGGAAACGCTTGTAGAAATTCATTATATTGCTAACGACCTTCGTGATTATGCAGATAATCTTGATCGTGCAATGTATGAGGAACTTGGTCATGCCCTTGAACGGTATGATGATGCAATGGTAGCAAAGGGAGTTTGATATGAAGCGGTTTGTGTTTAAGATGGAATGTGGCGGTATCTTTGATTGTATCGCCCGTAATTTTGAGGTAGCTTGCATTCGGTTTGAACAAAACCAGTTGGGTTTCCGACCCGAAAACATCCTTGAAGTTCGTGAATGGTAAGGGAAAAGGGGTGGGAAACCACCCCTTAATGCTATGAGCAGTCGTTTAATTATAATAGATACCAAACATAGTTTAACTGATGTATTAGTATGGCTAGAACGCAATGTTAGTCCAGTTACCAATCGCAGTGCTATTTACGAAGGTCTAGACAATATGCCAGAGGGTGAGCATTGGAAAGTTGTCAATAAACCTACTCGTTATATGAGCAATGTGCGATTTGCGGTAGAGTTTGATGACACGGTTGATGAAAGTATTATCTTATATTTTGCATTGAGGTTTGTATGAAACCTATTAAAAATGACCTTAAAAATTATTTGAATTTTAAACGTAAGTTTGCGTTATTTCCGCACAGATGTGCTATATCCGAGCGTATCATTTGGTTAGAGTATGCGCAGTGTGCAGAGCCAAGTTGGATTGTATTAGGTGATGATGAATTACTTAAATCTAAACCTATTTGGCACGATGAATATGAGCATCTTAATTGGGCAATTATAAATGACTTATGATATTGACATATCAGATGGTATGCTGCACAAGTGGTTATATTATGAAACTGGGTTTGAACAACTGCATCCTATTCCAGATATTATTCGTTGGATGGAAGAGCAAGGTTATGTGTATGGTAGGGATTGGAAAGTAGATACTTTCACTGGTAAAAGTTATTGGATTACATTTCCTAATAAGGAAATAGCAGCGTTATTTGTAGCACGATGGTCAGCATCTTAATTAAAACATATCCACTATCACCAAGAGCAACCTATGACCAAATTAAATGGTGTATGGATAATTGTAAGGGAATATGGGACAAGAAACCCGTAGAAAATGATGGCATACACTGGACATTTAATAGCAGTGAAGATGCGGTTTTATTTGTAGTGCATTGGAAGACACGATGATGGATTTAAATTTTGAAAATGGTTTTTGGATTCCACAAAATTGGAGTGATTCAACCAACACCATGTGGAAAAACTTTGCGACTTATTGTAAGAGCAAAGGTGCTTTTAATGAAGTTGTGCTGCTTACCGAGTTTAATGCCAAAGCACAACGATATGCTTGGGGTGATGATGACGATGACCAATGGTTTGTGCGTTTTAATACACCCGAAGACTATACTTTTTTTGTAATGAGATTTGCGTAATGGCTAAAATCAGAGTTCATGAGTTAGGACCGCAACGCTGGCATATGAGTGTGTGGTTTTTCAACGACGATGGCAGCGTAAATTGGGAATTTAAGAAGTGGATGTCTGACAACTATCCAGATTGCCTTTGCATACACAGGTTTAATAGTGGTGAACCATATTGGGAACTGCGTGGTGGCGATCAGGCGGATCAGGCATTTATTGCGATGCGTTGGGGCGGCGAGTAATTGTAAATAATTGTATGAAAACCTTGTTTACAATATTATTTTTATTATTTGCATCTGCCGCCCACGCAGAAGATATCTCGTATTATTCATTTCCTGAACCTTTTTTAGTTTCTATAAGTGGCTCACCAAAATTAGTTCAAGTAAATCTAACACTAGTCAGTGAATATGAATCACGCATATACGACAATGTAAAGAAGCATAACCTAGCAATCCGCAATGCCGTTATTGAAACATTGGGCGGAAGCCAAGAAGCAGAGTTTAAGGTTCAAAATCGTCTTATTCTTGCTGAAAAAATATGCGGCGCAATCAACCAGGTACTGATGAACAAAGTACGCTTTGGTGGTATCAAAGAAGTTTTAATTACTGATATTGTTGTAAAATAAATATCCCTATGAAAATATCAATGATTGGTTTGGGCAAACTTGGATTGCCGTGTGCAACTGTAATGAGTAAACATTATGAAGTAGTGGGCTATGACATTGGTCCAATACATGCAGATTTTCCACTTAAAGCAACTATTAACAGTTGTATTGAAAACAGTGATATAATCTTTGTTGCTGTTCCTACTCCACATGAAAAAGAATATGGTGGCGAAACGCCAACAAGTCATCTGCCCGTCAAAGATTTTGATTATACCATTGTAAAAGATGTGCTCATTAAAATTGCGCAGTACAAGACTCCACAGCAACAAGTTGTGCTAATTTCAACAGTTCTACCAGGCACAACTCGCCGTGAACTTGCACCAATTATTCCCGACATCATTTATAACCCTTATCTCATTGCAGTTGGTACTGTAGGAGAAGATTTTATTGATCCTGAAATGATTATCATTGGACACAACGACAATCCAAATGTAGAAAAGTTAGTAGAAATTTACAGTACTTGTTGCGCACCAAATAGCCGTTATGAAACAGGAACATGGGAAGATGCAGAAGCAATCAAGATTTTTTACAATACTTTTGCAAGCACAAAACTAGCACTTGTAAACACAATCTATGATGTATCGCAGCGTATTGGCAACATGAATGTTGATAATATTACAAGCGCACTTGCTGATTCTACTCGTAGAATAATGAGTGCTAAGTATATGACTGCTGGTCTTGGTGATGGTGGTGCTTGTCATCCTCGTGATAATATTGCACTTCGTTGGTTGGCAGATGAATTAAATCTTGGATATGATATCTTTGGGGATATCATGAAAGCAAGAGAAGCCCAAGCCAAAAACATGGCACAGGTATTGGTAAATTATGGGTTGCCAGTTTGTATACTTGGTCAGAGTTATAAACCAAATGTTCCAAATCGTGATGGCAGTTATGCGCTGCTTGTTGGACACTATGTACGAGAATTAGGTGGCGTTCTGCACTATCATGATCCACTTAACAATATTGAATTGCCACTTGTTGATCCTGTCACTTATCTGATAAGTTATCATCATGGTTGGTTAGCAGATTATAATTACATTCCAAACAGTATAATCGTTGATCCTTGGCGCACTAACATGAATATTCCTAATTGTAAAGTAATTAATTTATGACAATTGTAAATCTTGAACCTACCGATAGCGATACTAATTGGGTATATTATAGTAAACATGGACACATAGGTGTTGTACGTGAAATATTAAACCACGTAAGTTTAAATGGTAAATTTTTGTTTATTGTTGATTCTTCCAATTTTAGAGAGATGCATGAAGGGAAACGACAGCCATTTGATATCTATCCTGGTGTGTTTGAATATAAAAAACAAGCCGAAGAAAACAATTTAAAGTTTATCATGATTATAGAGATGTTATATGAGGCTCCAAGTTATAACAATTTAAAATTGCAGATTACCGATATTTCTCAACGTTTAGACATACCAACACAAGATATGATTATATTCAGCGGTGCGTTAGAACAAGATAACACAAAGATAAAACATGCTCTATGTACAAAAGTATTATCTCGCAATGGAATGTTTGAAAATACTACAGCAATAGGAATTCCTACCCACCATTATATAAGTTTAGTACGAATGGTACGCAGTCATCGTCTTGCTGCAACAATAGAAATACTAGAGAGAGGCATTGAACATCTTGGTAGATTAAGTATGGGCAGCGGTTATTACACAAGACCAGAAGAACACGATTACTCAATCTTGCCAGAAAAATATCGTAATAAATTTCCAATGTTTATCGATGGTTTAATTTTAGGCGATGAGCAATATCGTGGTGAACCGCCAGATATTATAAATGCTTTTGCCAATATAGTACAGGAAACTAGTTTTGATGAATCCTATAGATTCATGCGTTCTCATACTATTATATGGCATCAACCTTTTATAACCGAAAAAAGTATAAAACCTATGGTATGGGGACAAGTTCCAATTTTTATAGCATGTCATAATCACGATGTTTATATGCGTGAATTTGGCTTTGATATATTTGATGATATCATAGACCATAGTTATAATCAAGAACCTGATCCTACAAAACGAATTGTACTGGCGGTTGACCAATTAGAAAAGTTATGCAATAAACCCATTGAGTATTGGCAACAGTATAAAGCAGAAAATATTGAACGATTTGTAAAAAATCGTGAATTAACACAACAAATCATAGACCAAACATCGCATATAAGTGCTGCAAATTTACAAAAAATTCTTGACAATTGCTAATCTTTACGGCATACTATTTGTAAAGATTGGAAATCAAGATGGTCAGAAAAAGCAGTGAAATTATTGAAGATTTTATTAACTCGCTAGAGAAACTTATTGATACTCTAGATGATGAATGGCATCACAATGACGAAGGTGAATGGCGACAGGCAGATAATATCCGTAAAAATATTTTGCCAGTCGTTAAAGAAAATTTCAAAGAACATCTTGACGAATATATTGACCGCAGAATGCAAACCTACTTAGAAAGAGCAAAACAAAATGACTGATGAAACCGCACAAAAACTAATTGAATATAAGGTATCAACTCGTTATAAGAAGAGTGTTACAGAAATTGAATATTTTAGAAAAGATGACAAGACCATTACTTATAGCACAGGTTGGCGTTGGGGATATGTCACGCTACTTGTTCCAGAAGGCGTTGACCTTGCTGCTGAACTTGATGCCGAAAACAACGATGAAGTTGAAATTGATGAACTTGGATATGATATCCATGACCGTGATTTAGATGATGGTTGTTGGGATGAGTGGGATTATGGTGATCTTGATGATGAGGCAATTGCAGCCATTGATGAAGCCGTCGAAGAAGAAGGTTATGCATATGGTGCGTTAGTTGATGTTCTAGAATGGGATGCAGTTGATAGCACATTAGTATTCAGTGGTCCACTTGACATTGAAAACATGGGCGAATATACTCCCTATGTTCATACACCAAGTGAAGATGAAGATGAAGACGAAGAGGAAGATGACAATGTACAAGATTGAAATCAGTGACGAGACTGCAGAAAGCATGTTCCGTGATATTCTTGTTGAAGACTATCGCCGTATTCGTAACGATATCTATGATTTGACCAATCGTGCAGTTGAAAAAGGTGAACTTAAACCTTTTGAACAAGAAGACCTTGAAAACAACAAGCAGTACTTTGAAGCTATAAAGGTTATGCTTGGTTATTATCTGCCACTAAGTGATGCAGAAGCAATTATTGGTGAAGCATGAAAATCGTTGAAAAACTTCATGCTATTGCAGAAGAGTGTGAGCGTGGTGAGCGATCACCTGTCAGCGGTATTTCTACTTGGCCAAAGGAAACTACGGTAGAGTGGAAAGCCGCTCACATTATTGAACAAGCCATGCAATCTTTGAAAACTATCATTGATACCGATGAAGTTGTACCAGCCGAAGCACTACGCTTTATGGCTAAACGTAATTATGAAATGTTGTTAGGATTATGCAATGCCGCAGAATTGGATAGTTGAACTCATCGAAGACCCAGAAACCAAAGACTTGCTACTGCCATTTCCAGAAGATATGTTAAAAATTTTGGATTGGGAAGAAGGCACAGTGTTGTGTTGGGAAATCACAACTGATAACAAGATTGTCTTGAAAAAGAAAATTGATGATGAAGATCGTGACGAGGACAATGGACTATGAAATATGTCTTGACAATTATTGCACCCATGTTACTATTAGGTTGTATGAAAACAACTAACTATGTTCTGCCACAGAGTGGATTAGCAGCGGAACACAAACCACTGACAGTGCCACATCGTGATTGGTTAGAAAGTGGTTGTTGGTTTCGCAGTGAAAATGGACATGATGTGAAAGTATGCCATGAAAATACAGGTAGTAAGTGATCTACATTTAGAACATGCCGCTGCACCAGATATTACAAATACTGGTGCAGATGTTCTTGTATTAGGTGGAGATATTTGTATTGCAGAACATATCTATCGTCATCCATTAAAAAATGCTGACATGCGTAATAATGACAGTCATTATGCCAATGCTAAACGCTATCGTGATTTTTTTTGTTATTGCAGTGATAACTGGTCAACGGTAATTTATTTGAGCGGAAACCACGAACATTATAGTGGTCGTTGGGATAGAACCACGGCTATCTTGCGTGAAGAAACTGAACGTTATAGTAACATCTTATTCTGTGATCAGGACCGTGTTGACATGGGTGATGTAACATTCTTGGGCGTATCGCTATGGACTGATTTTAATAATGGTGATCCACTTACCATGCTATCGGTAAAGGATATGATGAATGACTATCGTGCCATTACTGAAAACCCAAGTGAAGGATTGTATTACAAACTGCGTCCTATCACTACATTCAATAAGCACAAGAGTGATTTAGATTGGTTGCGTGTACAGTTATCACTGTTGAAAGACCGCAAGGTAGTGGTTTGTAGTCATCATGCACCAAGTCATAGTAGCATTCACCGTGACTATACGCATCAGCATATCATGAACGGTGCTTTTGTTAGCAATCTGGATGAATTTATTCTTGATAATCCACAGATTAAACTATGGACACATGGTCATGTTCATAATACATGGAATTATACTATTGGTGATACACAAATTGTGTGTAATCCACGTGGTTATCCAGGTGAACACAGTGGTTGGAACCCACAAACAGTGGTAGAAGTTTAATCTTCTACTTGTGGTGCTTTCATCAATCCAGCACGAATTTTAATTATCTTTAATTCATCATTGTGAGGTTCATTGCCATCAGTGCTATGAACTTCACTGCCATGCTCTGGTGTTGGAAACATTGGTTCTGCATCATCGCTGTGGTCGCTTTGGTCAAATTTAACTGGAACCATCATAGCAAGATTAGGTGCCTTGGTTACTTCTGGAGTATTTGGATCGGTGTCAGGTGTAGTCTCACCATCCTGATTAGTAGGGCTTTGCAACTTGTCAATGAGTTTTCTTATAAATTCTGCGGCGTCCATTATGATTCCTTATTGAACACTTGCGTTGCCAGAGATTGTGCTTGGAGCAACATAGCCCACATTGACTACGCTGACTTCTGCTGCGCCAGATATAGTAATAAATGCTAGTTTATTTCCCAAACCTTCCATATTGATATAGCGAGTAGTACCAGCAGGTATAACATCACAGTTACCAATGAAAGCAGTTGGATTTACACCTACTGCATAATGAACGCTTGCATTTGCAGTTACCTTTGCTTTTGTGCTCGTAATAGCAATTGTTTGACCGCTAGTTGAACTATTTGCGTTTATAATCTGTGCTGATGGCATCTTAAAAATCCTCTGCAATTATTTATCTTGACTTATACTTACATGATTGTTATAATTAAACCTAATTATTAGGAAGATTATGATCATTAGTAAACCATTCTTAAAGTGGGCTGGCAACAAGCATGTTCTTATTCCTGTTCTAACAGAACACTTTGGACAAGGCAAACGATTAGTTGAACCATTCTTAGGCAGTGGTGCTGTTTTTATGGGAACTGATTATAAAGAATATTTGTTAAGCGATGTAAATCCTGATCTTATTGGTCTGTATAATAATCTAAAACACCATGCAAATGATATTATAGCAGAGACTAAACAATTATTTGATGATAAGCATAACACCGAATCCGCATACTATGCGTTGCGTGATGAGTTTAATAATCTACAAGATTCAACTGCCATACGAAAAAGTGCTATATTTGTTTATCTTAATAAGCATGCATTCAATGGGCTATGTCGTTATAACAGCAGTGGAAAGTTTAATGTTCCATATGGCAGAAAGAATGCCAGAAAAAATAAACTTGATGAGCGGTTGTTTGAAGATAGTGGTGATGATTTTACTATTTCATCTGCAAGTTTTCCACAGGAAGAAATGGAAAAGTTTGCAATAAAATGCGAAATTGCAGAGTTTCGCCTAGCAAGTTTTGAAGAAACTATGGCGATGGCAGTAGAAAGCGATATAGTTTATTGTGATCCACCCTATGTTCCACTAACCCTTACTGCTAATTTCAATTCTTATTCCGTTGATAATTTTACGATGGATAACCAACGGCGTCTTGCTGACTTAGCAAATGAATTGACAAATAAAAACATTCGTGTTATTGTTAGTAATCATGACACTGATGTAAGTAGAGAATTATACAAGGGCGCAACTATTACCGAAATAGATGTGCGTCGTTATATTGCAAGTAAGAGTTCACAGCGTGGTATGGCAAAAGAATTAATTGCGGTTTTTAACAAGGAAAATAAATGACTGTCCAGATTTTAAACGGCGATTGCCGTGATGTTCTACAAACGCTGCCAGAGGGTAGTATCAATATGTGTGTAACTTCGCCACCTTACTATGGCTTGCGAGATTATGGAACTGCTACATGGACGGGTGGTGATCCACAGTGTGACCACGTTGAAAAGATTGCTGCACACGGTGGCGAACGTGCTGACCGTGATCAAAGCGGCAATGTATTCAAGTTTCGTGGAACTTGTGAAAAATGTGGCGCAACCTCAACCGATAATCAAATTGGTTTAGAGGAATCACCAGAAGAATATATTGCACAACTTGTAGAAGTGTTTCGTGAAGTAAAACGTGTTCTGCGTGATGATGGAACGTTATGGGTAAACATTGGTGACTCTTATTATAACTATCGCAGTGGTGAGGCATTTGTTAAACAAAGCGTTGCTAAGACAAAACAAGATTTACCATCACATAGCCCAAGTCGTAATAATAAATTAGATGGTCTTAAAAGTAAAGACCTGATTGGTATTCCTTGGATGTTGGCATTTGCGCTTCGTGCAGATGGTTGGTATTTGCGTCAGGATATTATTTGGCATAAGCCTAATCCTATGCCAGAGTCAGTAAAAGACCGTTGTACAAAGGCACACGAATATATCTTTCTGTTAAGCAAGAGCAAGAACTATTACTTTGACCATGAGGCAATTAAGGAACCTGCACAGAACTGGGGAACTAGAGATCGTAGTAATTTTCGCAGTGGAACCGAAGACCCATTACTAAAACAGCATGGTCTTAAAGGAAAAGAATGGGAAGAAAATCCAACACGCAATAAACGTTCTGTGTGGACAGTTAATACCAAACCATACAAGGAAGCACACTTTGCTACTTTCCCAACTGAGTTGGTTGAACCAGCAATCCTTGCAGGTTGTCCAAAGGGCGGAATGGTACTTGATCCATTTGGCGGCAGTGGAACAACAGGCTATGTAGCAGATAAGTTAGGACGTAATGCAACCCTAATTGAACTTAATCCGCAATACATTGATATTGCTGAAAACCGCATTGACCCACCAGAACAAAGACTTGATCCAAATTTATTTGAAGTGTCATAACACTGTCACAATAGTGTGATAAATTATGTTTAGCATTAAAAGGAGAAAACCACATGCTATCTAGACTACTCGTAGTTGCAGCAGCAACGATTATTGGTACAGCAGCAATGGCTGCTGAAATTACAGGTGCAGGCGCTACCTTCCCATATCCGATTTATTCAAAGTGGGCAGATGCTTATAAGAAGAGTTCAGGCAATACCTTAAACTATCAATCAATCGGTAGTGGTGCAGGCATGAAGCAGATTGAAGCCAAGACGGTAACATTTGGCGCAACTGATATTCCAGTAAAGCCAGAAGACTTAGAAAAGAAGGGTCAGGTTCAATTTCCAATGATCGTTGGTGGTATTGTTCCAGTTGTAAATCTAAAAGAAGTTGCAAGTGGCAAACTAACGCTTTCAACTGATATTCTTGCTAAAATCTATATGGAAAAGATTCGTCGTTGGAATGACAAGGAAATTGCAGCACTTAATCCAGGTTTAGAACTTCCAAACCTTCCAATCATTAAGATTCGTCGTAGTGATGGTTCGGGTACAACTTGGAACTTCACTCGTTTCCTTGCAGAAGCAAATGCTGATTGGAAGAAGACATTTGGTTTTGGACAGAGCGTTGAATGGGTAGGTGGTGCTATTGGTGCCAACGGTAACGCTGGTGTCGCAGCAAACGTTCAGCAAACCAATGGTTCAATTGGTTATGTAGAATATGCTTATGCAAAGCAGAATGATCTTACTGTTGCTAATATGATTGGTAGCGATGGCAAGGCAGTTGCTCCAAGCCTTAAGGCTTTCCAAACTACTTGGCCAATGGTTGCTACTTCTTATATCGTAATGTATAAGGCACCAGGCGATATCGATGCGTCAAAGGCTGCAATCAAGTTCTTTGAATTTGGATATGCTAACGACAAAATGGCAGAAGAACTAGATTATGTTCCGCTAACCGCTGTTCAGAAGGCAGATGTAAAAAAAGTTTGGGCAAGCATAAAATAACTCTTGACATATTAAGTCAATAGATGTATAAAGAGAAGGTGAGAGGGAAAAACCCTTTCACCTTTTTTTATTTTTAAAAAAGATAAAAAAAGTTCTTGACAAATATTTTTTATCGTGTATAAATAGAACTACAAATTGAGAGCAAACATGACTAACACGCCTAAACATTATGATTATAACATTTGCCGCATGCCAGAAGGTTTCTGGATTGAGGGGGCGTGTGCCTTGATGTGATATGCACATCATAGTATGCACTTAGCCCCCGAAGCGCAAGTTTCGGGGGTTTTTTTATATCTACGGGACGCTACTCCCCACGCATAAGAGTAGCCCTTGACTAGTACTGGCTCCAAATGGACGCAGGTGGTTTCAGCAAGGCAGAACTTTTGTTCAACTCCTTTCACTGGTGCATAAATAACTATATGTATTACACGATTTATAAAATTACAAACAAAATTAATAAAAAATATTATATTGGAAAACATCAAACTACTGATCTCAATGATGATTATATGGGAAGTGGAAAACTTCTTAAAAGAGCAATTATAAAATATGGTATTGAAAATTTTATTAAAGAAATACTTTTTGTTTTTGACAATGAAGAAGATATGAACAAAAAAGAAAAAGAACTTGTCATTATCTCCGAAGAAACATATAATTTGTGCGAGGGTGGCAAGGGTGGATTTAGTTATCTTAATAAAAATGGTCTTAATAAATCAGATAAACAAAAACAAGTAGCAAGAGAACTCATATTAAAACTTCATAAGACAGTAAATTATTCCGACGAATATAAAGAATCAAGATTAAAAAGATTAAAATTAGCAACTGAAAAAATGCGAGAAAAGTTTCCAGAAGGAACTTGGTTCGGCAAAAAACATACGCCAGAGACTATTGAAAAAATAAAAAAATCAACCAAAGGAAAACAAACGGGAGAAAAAAATTCCCAATTTGGAACCTGTTGGATTACAAATGGTCAAGAAAATAAAAAAATTAAAAAAGAAGATATTCAAAATTATAAAAATTTAGGATATTACAAAGGAAGAATATAGGGGTAGGTTAATTGGCAAACCGCAAGTCTCCAAAACTTGAATTCTCAGATCGTTGCTGAGTCCCTGTGCCATTTTTCTCTTGACAAACTGTAAAAACCTGATATATTAGTAATATGGCTAGAACTCCTAAACCACTTGACAAACCCGTTATTCCAGAAGATACCTGTCCATATATTGATATGGCACAGGGATTGCTTGATAAGATGGCTAGCGAGCCTGATGCTGGTTGGCGAGGTGAACAGGAAACCCTAGCCAGAGCACTACTAGAATATGTGCGGGAAAGCAACTTTAAGTTGCGGACAGCCTCTAAATTCTGGTATGATCAGTACCAAAAAGTGTCAAAAAACTAAGTTTTTGTGTCAAAATATTGGCAAAACTGTCAAAAAAATAACACTTGACAACAATTTTAACTATGGTATATTAGTAATATACCGCAGTTTAGGAGAGTTTCATGCGTAAAATAGCATTATTTTCCCATCATCCAGTGTGCTCCCGTGACTGTACAAACGGCATGATTGCTGCTTTGAGCGGCGGATATGACATTGAGACCTTTCGTGTCGATGATGACTTTGGCGCTATCTTGGGTTCTGCTGACATTGTAGCATTTCCTGGCGGTATCGGTGACAGCATGTCATTTGACTATTTGCTTGGCGACAAGGTAGAGATGATCCAAGACTTTATTGCTCATGGCGGCAAGTATCTTGGTATCTGCATGGGTGCGTATTGGGCTGGCAGCCACTATTTCAATCTACTTGATGGCGTAGATGCTGTTCAGTATATCAAGCGTCCTACTACTGACATTGCTCGTTCATATGGTACAGTTGCAGATATTACATGGAACGGTAAACGTGACTCTATGTACTTCTATGATGGGTGTGCATTGGTTGGCAACAAGCGTAAGTTTGAGACTGTTGCTACCTATGCAAACGGCGATGCTATGGCTATTCGTCAAGGCAATGTAGGTATCATCGGCTGTCATCCTGAGAGCCAAGCATACTGGTATGATACATGGCAGTATATGCCACAGTTCTATCACGATGGTCATCATCATACGCTGCTACGTGAGTTCGTAGATAAACTATAATCGAGAGGCAGTGCGCTGGAATGGTGACAGCAAGGTCTGCAAAACCTGATAATGTGGGTTCGACCCCCACCTGCCTCTCCAATATGTGGTCTGTAGGTCGAATTGGTTAAGACGCTTGCCTGTCACGCAAGAGATAACGGGTTCAACTCCCGTACAGATCGCCAATAAATTATGCTCCCATCGTCTATCGGAAGGATAACAGACTTTCAATCTGCAGAGACGGGTTCAACTCCCGTTGGGAGCACCAATTTTTCTGGCGTGTAACTCAGAGGTAGAGTACAGTCCTGATAAGACTGGAGTCGGTGGTTCGATCCCACCCATGCCAACCAAAATAATACCCAAGTAGCACAGCGGTAGTGGCAACGCTCTCATAAGGCGTGGGTCGTTGGTTCAAATCCAACCTTGGGTACCAATTATGTGGACCGTTAGCTGAGTTGGTTCTAGCGGGAGACTCTTAATCTCCGTCAACGTAGGTTCAAATCCTACACGGTCTACCAAAATAATGCTTTCTTGGTGAAATGGATATCACAGAAGTCTACGAAACTTTAGTTCCAAGTTCGAATCTTGGGGAGAGCGCCAACAAATGATATATACAAATAATGCGGCTATGATGTAGAGGTAACCTGCTTCGTTGCCAACGAAGATTCGCCAGTTCGATTCTGGCTAGCCGCTCCAATTTTTTTCATTGACAATCTGCAAAATCATGTTATATTAATAATATGAGCCGTCTAAGTGTTAAAGGTTGCACACGAGTTTGTGGCACTCGTAGAACTGGATCGATACCAGTAGACGGTACCATTTTATTAAATACCTAATAAAGGGATAAAAAAATGAAATATTTATTACCGCTGTTATTAATTTCAACCACGGCTTTGGCGCAAGAAAACGGCCCACTTTGTGCAGTTGGTGAGAAAATATTTGGATATTTAAATTCTCAATATGGCGAAATACCTTTTGCTGAATTTCTTGATCCTCAAAATCGCCATATGATAATGTTGGTAAGTCCTAAAACAAACACATGGACAGTTCTACTAGAGCAAAGTGATGGCAGATTCTGTGGTGTTGCCAGCGGTACAAAGTTTGAACCTGCTGATCAGAAAAAATTTGAAAAATACCAAGAAAAGAAACCAGAAAATCCAAGCTAAAATAGTGCTTGACAAATAATTTAAATGTGATAATGTAAAGATATTGGGACGGCTGCTCAGACGGCGGATGGGCATCGGACTGTAAATCCGACACATAGAAACGGAGTTGGTTCGAATCCAACCCGTCCCACCAAAATTTATTGCGGGGTAGAGAAGTGGTCATCTCGCCAGTCTCATAAACTGGAGATCGTAGGTTCGAATCCTACCCTTCCGCAACCAAGATTGTAGCAGTATGGCACTGCTTGTGAAGCACCTACGGAGATGGTAGGAATGCAGACGGGCCTCCTGCCGGTCTAACAAAACAAATGCCAACAGTTTGCCAACAGTAGGGTTGCAAACCTACTGGTCGTTCGTCTATAGGAATAGGATACAACTGCGGAGACAGTTGAGAGATGGGTTCGAATCCCATACGACAGGCATTTAGGTGAGAGGGTTGTAGGTGACCTGTATATAACTGGGAACCTTCTTATGAACAAATGTGTGATGGAATAACTAGAACTATCACTACCAACGGTTGTAGGTGACGATGGGTGGCTATCGGAACCTTCTATAAGTTTATCTCTGTAAAGTGTTACCTGGTTGCATCCACGATTTGGAGTCGTGTGGTTGGGGTTCGAATCCCCATACGGAGACCAATATAAAAGACGGTAAGGCACAATAAACAATCCGCAATGGCGATGGGATGTGTCACGGTGTGGGCGATAGATGGGGGCTGCACACTGACTTTTGATTTCTGGATCGGTTACCGTAGTGGCGAACGGCCTAGGCTTTTAACCTAGTATACCAACATCATGGGTTCGAGTCCCATCCGATCCTCCAATATAATGCACTCGTATGCCGCCTGACTTCGAATCAGGAGAAAGCTAATTGGATACATGGGGGTTCGAGTCCCTTCGAGTGCTCCAAAAATAATACTTGACAAAACAGGAAAATATAAGTATAGTAATAATATAAGGTTATTCCCGAATAGCTCAACTGGCAGAGCACAGTGCTGTTAACACTGGGGTTACTTGTTCGAATCAAGTTTCGGGAGCCAATTTATTAAAATGGTAGTGGAAAGAAATACCACACACCGTCTGCTAGTAGTAGCAAACCAACAATACCAACACCAATGCTACCATACCATAGTGCCATACTTACTGCCAGAATAGCAGTAGTGCTTAGCACAATAGCAATCTGTAGTACAGTGTTAGCCATGCCAAAGAATGGACTGCGTTTCTTAAGTAGGTCACGTTCTGTTTCAAGTGCACGAGCCTCTGCCATTATTTCTTTTTTACCATGACCTTTTGGATCACTTTCAAGTTTATCGATTACGCCCTGATAACGGTCAGCACGTTCTGTAAGAATTTTACGAACATTAGGCGGTGTGGTAGGGTCTTCTAACTGTGCACGGATATCTTCTAGGTTTACAAAATAAAGATTTTGCTTGATGCTCTTGGCTTGATAGTAAGCCCATGTATCATTAAGTTCAACATTGTTTGACAATACCTTGCCACTTACCTGACCACCTAACCATGCAGAGATTGCTAGGATAGCAGCAAAGATCGTGATTGTCACGCTAGCAAGTCCTTTAAGAACTGCTTCACCTTCGCTGCGGCTTAATACTTTACCTTCTTTATTCTTGATAACCATGTCTAACATTCCTTGAAATTGTTTTATATCCATTTTAAGTGCATAAACAAAAAGTTTATAGATTTGTGGTTATAATACTAGGAAGTGGAACAGTTCCGCCAGTACCTGAAACTTTTTTAATATTAACAATACCTGAATTGATACTGGTTAACTTATTAGTAACATCGCCCGCAGTTGCAAAAGTACCAAGTTGAGTTTTAACCATTGCGCCTTTGCCATTCTTTGATATTGCAGCGTTAAGTGAAAAATTATTAGTTGGAATGAAACCGTCGTTTACATTTATTGTTGATCTACCAACATACCAAATTTGACCAGTTACACTATTTTTTATTTGTTCTACAACATAATATATTGTTGGAAGAGGATCATAAGCATATTTGAGTCCACTTTCAAATGTACCACCTAAATCTGGTCGTCTTGCATCGACTGGTGCATTCCATTCTTTTACGGGTGCTGGTGGTTGTGAAATAACTGCCATTTTATAAATTCCTTTTGTTATTAATATTTATTATTAATTTTTTAAATTATCGTCCTACGATAGTCTTTAATAAAGGAACCCAACTCTTTAGCGAGTAATATGCCATAGGATCAGCAATTCCCCAAATCAGTAAACCAAGCCATACAACAAGTGGCAAGAATACAAATACTATCATAGCAGCCCAAAAATATTGAACCATTTCATCGTGTGATTCTTGGCGACGACGTTCTGCTTTCTTGGCAGCATTAGCAGCATCAATCTTGCTTTGCTTGTATGCTGCTCGTTGTGCTGGTGTCATACGTGCCATAGCCATTGCTTCTTGCTCATCAGCAATTTCTTTCATTGCCTGAACACGCAGCGCATTGTTACTACGAACAATCTGATTATTAATTTCAGTTATTTTATTCTGATTTATAACACGTTGGTTATTTGCTGCTTTCTGTGCTGGTGCGTTTCTAACAACATCTACGATGCCAAATACAGCATCTGTAACGCCTTTGCCATAGGCTTCACCTAACTTTGCTGCGCTTTTTGGATCGAGTGCCATAAAATATCCTTATAAATTATAAGATTGTTGTTGACTTGCATAACTATTTATGGTAAATTAATAAAATAATGCCCCGCTGGCCCAACTGGTTAGAGGTGCTTGACTTAGAATCAAGAGGTTCCCCGTTCGAATCGGGGGCGGGGCACCAATGCTGTTATAGCCGAGTGGTAAGGCAATTGATTAGTAATCAATAGATCGGGAGTTCGATTCTCTCTAACAGCACCATTATTGGAAGGGTGGCCGAGTGGTTTATGGCTCTAGTCTTGAAAACTAGCGTAGGTGAAAACCTACCGTGAGTTCGAATCTCACCTCTTCCGCCAACATAGAGAAAGTAAACTAAGATGTATAAGTTTTATAGACGGTTTGTAGACGAATCTGTTAGAATCCTTTGGCTCGTACTCTTGGTCAAATGGCTTTTAACTGATTTTGATATCCACAGTTTAATTAAATAAAATGAGAGGGCGGATTTCGTATAGTGGTAATACCGCAGCCTTCCAAGCTGCAGCGAGGGGTTCGATTCCCCTAGTCCGCTCCAAATATTATGCAAGAAATTTATAACAAAGATACTGATAAAGTTGAAAATACACTGTTTTTAGACATGAATGGAAATTTATTAAATTTCCAAAAACTTATTCATGAACCAATTAACGAAAAAATATATTATAGTCCAAGTTGTTTTCCTTTTTTGAGCAACAACTCTGCAGATGGTTGTTTATATAAGAATTATACAATACCCAACAATCATTATGATTTTACAAACAATATATCTGAGTTACCCCAAGACTTAACCCTATCAAAATATATTGATATATATTATAATTTATTGAAAAATCATATTCAAGATATTCTTAAACATTATGAAAAAATAATTATTTCATTTAGTGGTGGAATTGATAGTTTAGTTTTGTTAAGTTTTGTTGAATTAATTGGTGCATTGGATAAAATTTTATTAGTTAATTATGAAAATTATTTTGTAGATCAGCATCCAGATTTAATACGCAATAATACATATAAATTTGATGTTTTGAAAGAAATACAATCTTACATCAAAGATAACTTTATCAGATTTAATATCACAGATTATGATTGGGTACGATGTGTCAATTATGAAAATTTTACAGAATTGAAATTATATGGTCTAGCAACTATTATGCATAAATTTCCAAATTATACTGTTATCGGAGGCCATCAAGGTGATAAAACTCTATTACATGACACTTTATGGTTTGATCAATTAATGTTACACGATGAAAACAACAAGAAAATATTTGATATTTTAATTCAAAATAAAAAATTATATATGAATAATTTTTTAAAATATGATACAACTAAAAAATTTATTCCACTTAAAAATTATAACCTTCGTTCTAACCATGCCGTTTCTGATATTCATGGAAAATTTTATAATCCTTTTGGAATTGATACAAGAATTTGTAGAAGAATAGATATATCAACGGTGTCATTAGAAGATATAATGGATGCAAGAGTTGCTCGTGAGATGATCTATCGAAATGTTGGTAAAAAATATGATGGATTTATAACTCAACAGGGAAATTTTGATGGTGATACTTATAGCAAAAAATCTTTTAAAAAATCAAACTTAAATCCAGATATTTTTGTAATTCCCGATAATATTAATCACAATCAAAACGGAGTAAATTGGTTAACAAAATTACTAAAAAAGATGAAATTGAAACAAATACATTAACTAGTTTAAAGATGATTCAATTTTTAAGTAAAATTTATTGTAAATTTAATTAAATGCATTTGAAAAAAATTATTAATGCAGATTGAAGTAAAATAAATATTATTATGTTAAATTATTCAATTGCAAAAATGATTGAGTTTGCTTTTACATATATAATCAACAACGAATTAAAAACTATGACATATGATATGCCTGATGACAAGAGACTTACTATTATAGAGTATATGACACAGCGTATCGATGAGATACGCAAAGTTCATAAATGAATCCAACAATAGATGACATAGAAGTAGGTGGCGTTACCTCTCTTGCACCAGACAAATACCTAGTTAAAATATATCCTGATATCTTTGGACTAGCGTTTTACCCACCACTAAGCACAGATTTTTTAAAAGAAACAATACAACAACCACTAAAGCAATGGTGTGATGAATGTTTCTTAAATGAATACTCATTAAATTTTAGATTTAACAGCGGCGATCCATATTGGTCGTTGCTTTTTAGTAGCAGCAGTGACGTAAATATTTTTATGATGCGTTTTAAGAAAAATTAAAGACCCATTTCTTTCTTGGTTAAAAAACTAATAGTTTAATTCCCATAAATATTACAGGAATAAATTATGCCACGTTTAAGTTTATACAGAGAAAATCATACCAACGATTATAAATGGCAAGATCGCAGAATAAGCGAAATCTTTACTATAAGTTGCGTTGGCATAAACGTTCACAAATATCTTGGTCCAAAAGATCAGGGACCAACAACAGATTTAACACAGCCACAATATGCAACACAAAGTGAACAAAATATTCAGGATGTGCTGTTCTTAGAAAATCGTGACCGTTCTTATGATAAGAATGTTTATGCGTTGCGTGGTCACTATACAATTCAAGACAATGATTTTAATTTGAGTCAATTTGGATTAATGTTGACGAATGACACACTGTATATAACTTTCCATTCTAATGATATGGTGCAACGTCTTGGTCGAAAGATTATGCCAGGTGATGTATTTGAATTACCGCATCTTCGTGATTATTATCCACTTGATGAAACACTGCCCGTTGCATTAAAGAAATTTTATGTTGTACAAGAAGCAACTCGTGCAAGTGAAGGCTATAGTCAAACTTGGTGGAGTCATCTATGGCGTTGTAAAGTTGTTCCAATGGTAGATGGACAAGAATACAAGGATATTCTTGATGAAGCCGCTGGTCCAAATACTAATAGTACGCTGCGTGATCTATTAAGTTCTTACAATCGTAATTTACAAATTAATGATGCAGTAGTTGCACAAGCAAACAGTGATGTTCCAACCAGTGGATACAGCACAAATAGTTTGTATATTTTACCAACCCAAGATGGCATTTCACCTGTTACTGTAATTAATGGTTACTTAACTGGCGATGGTGTTCCACCAAATGGATTGCCTGTTACAGTTGATCGTGCTTTTCCAGCAAGCCCAACGCAAGGTCAATATGTTTTGCGTACAGATTATGTGCCTAGCAGATTGTTTAGATATGATGGCACAACTTGGTTAGCAATACAAGATGTTCAACGTGCTAACATTAATGGCAATACTACAAATACTCAACTTGGAACATTCATTAATAATAAAGCAAATACGCCACTTGCGAACGGTTATTCTGTACCAAGTAATCAAACACTAAGTAACTTGTTACGTATACAACCAGATAAGTTAGGATAAAGCAGTGGGTCAGTATTTCTACGATAAACAAATACGCAGATTTATGTCACAGTTCGTGCGTATCTTTAATGAAACATATGTAGAATATGGCAAAGATGTAAATGGCAACAGTGTTCTTTATCGTGTACCTGTTCGTTATGCCGATACCAATCGTCAAGTCAGTAATATATTAAAGCAAAACAGCGACAATGGTATTAATAATGTGCCTATGATAGTTGTTTATATTAAGGCAGTAGATTATGACCGTGGACGCATGCAAGAACCAAAATATGTTGATAATAAAAGTGTTCGCACACGTGCAGTTGACCCACTGACAGGAAACAGTAGTGTTAATCAAGGGCAAAATTTTAGTGTCAAAAGATTAATGCCAGCACCGTATAAACTTACAGTTGTCATGGAACTATGGACAAGTAACTTTGATCAAAAATTACAGCTATGGGAACAAATTTGTTGTCAGTTTAATCCAGATATGGAAATACAAAATACAGACAATTATCTTGATTGGACAAGTTTAAGTTATGTTTTATTAACCCAAACAAATTGGACTACTCGTGATATTCCTGTTGGCGCAGATGATCCTATAGATGTTGCTACCCTAACATTTGAGATGCCTATATGGTTAAGTACGCCAGCAAAATTACTTCGTCTTGGTATTGTGCAAAGTGTTGTTAGTAACATTTATGATGCAAATGGTAGCCCAAGCACAGCACTTATAGAAGCAACAAATAGACTTGGAAATCGTCAATATTTTACTCCAACAGGATATCAAGCAGTTGTTAACAATGGCAACGTAACTTTGTTTCCACATGGTGGACCAGAGATTAATAATACCAATTTTGCAATACCTACTACTAAGGGAAATGCGATTCCCTGGGCACCTGTTATTAGTTTATTTGGTAATATTGCAAACAATTATAGTATGTTATATTTGACAGATACAAGAACAGATAGACTTGTTACAGGAACTGTAGCATATGATCCAACCAATGCTGCTAATTTAAAATTTACAGTTGATCCTGCAACAATACCAACAAATATACTACCAAGTATTAATGCAATTGTTGACCCACAATCGAATGGACCTGGTATTGGATTGCCAGCAGCAAGTACTGGACAACGTTATTTGCTTGTTAATGCATTAGGCGGCGCTAGTAATGGAAATGGCGCAGCAGCATGGCAAAATGCAAACAGTAGTATCACGGTTGCACAACCAAATGACATTATACAATATAATGGTAGTGCTTGGTATGTAGCATACCATCCTACTGCTAATAGTAATTCTAGTTATGTAACAAATACTTTTTCGAATATTCAATATGCATGGAATGTAAATCAATGGCAAAAAAGTTGGGAAGGTTTGTATCAAGAGGGTCTATGGTCAATCGTGATCTAACCGCAGTTGGCGCACTTTTTATAGCAGTTAAAAGTGGTCGTGCTTTATTCTTATTACGAGATCAAGATACCTACAGCGATACATGGGGATTAGTAGGCGGACAAACCGAAGGCAACGAAACCCTATACGAAGGGTTGGAGCGAGAAACAAGTGAAGAAATTGGATTTGTTCCGCATATTCAAAAAGTAATTCCACTGGAATTGTTTTCTTCACCCGATGGACATTTTAATTATCATACATTTGTTGTGTTGGTTAAGAATGAATTTTTACCAGAATTAAGCAGCGAACACAAAGGTTATGCATGGTGTGATCTAAGCAATACACCTAAACCGCTGCATCCTGGTTTATATAATAGTCTTAATAATAAAGTTATTCGTGAAAAATTAAAAACTATTCAACAATTATTAAAAATCACCAAGTAACACAGCATCACGAACTGATATTTCCTGATAATTTGGCAAATCTTTTAGTGATGGGGATAAATCGGTGGTATGATGGTTTCTTACACGATAAAATTGTGTACCATTATAAACTCTAACAACATTATAGAGATATGAATAATTGTACTCATTCAAACCAACATCGTGTTCATAGCCTAAACTATGCTCATAAACATTATTATAAAATTCACCATCGCAACCATCGAATCCAAATAAGAATATTTTTTGAGCACCATCAAATGCTGCAAGATATGCAGCCGAAGAACCACTATCAAAATGATAAGAATACGGTAGCAAATTTGTATCAGGATAAACGTGCCAATGATTATTTGATGTAAAAAGTTTATTATATTTGTCTACTGGAATTTCAGAAAAGAAAATATTATTTTTTATAACATAATAATCAGCAGAGGTATCTTTCCACGCTGCATTGCAAGCATAGGTAAATTTGTAACCTTCTGAAACACGTTTGTTATTTTGGTTTAAAATCATTTGTATATCTGGCGCAAGACGACTAATACCATTTCCCAAAACAACCGCAGATTTAACAGACATATCATATGGCAAATCACGTGGATTAACAAACACACTTTTCATTTGTTCATTTTCAACATATGTTACTGATTCACCCGTATAATTACGACGGTATACTGCATAATTTAAATTTCCCATTAAAATCTTCCTACTGCTATTTCAATTTTTACTATGCTATCATCCAAGATGATATCCATGCTCTTACCTATAATACAACCTGGCTCGTATAGCGATTTATCTAGCGCACATGCTACACCACGCTCACTACTACTTACCAATAATGTTCCTTTATTTACTGGTCCACGCACTAAACAAGGAACACGACCCGTTAGTGCGATTGGTAACCAATTGTCATGTTCAAAATTATCATTCATAAGATAGGCAGGATTTGTTGACACTACGCCAGCAACTGTGGTATCATGAGGTTGGGTAGAAATCGTGACATCATAATCACCGCCCAATACCATAACCGTGCCAGGTGAGTAGTAACTATCACTATGATACATTTCGGCCAAGTCGGCGTATTTGGCTGTTGTGGATGTTCCAACAAAGTTAACACCATAGATGAAGTTAAAATAGTTACTACCAACACCACCAATATTTGCTTGAATATTAGCACCTGGCAATACGCTGCTGCCAACATAGTGAATGTTAGCCCAAATATTACTATAATATTGTGAACCACTACCACCCAAGTTAACCGCATTATTACTGCCAGGAATAATACCGCCGCTGACAGTAAGGTTACTATCAACTGTTGCGTTACCATAAATGCGTGTGCCGTCTACTAGTTTTGCCATAAATTATTCCACTGTATATTTAGACCTATCTTAACGACCATATCTTCTTCGAAGTGCGTTATAGTTTGAAGTTACTTCGTCTACTGTCAAACTACGATTGTATACCATAAACGCACCAAGATTACCACTAGTATATGCATTAGTTCCCATACCAGTGCTGTCTGCTGCCATTAGTGCCATAAATGTGTTTGTACCTGGTGCAGACCATGTTATATTAGATGAACCAACACTGGCACCATTTACATACGCAGTTGCAGTTGTTCCGTTATAAGTGATAACCAAATTATACCAAGCATTTAAACTTTGCGTAGAGGTTGCAATAGTTGTAACAGCACTGCCTGTCCATAGTCCAAATGAAATAACTCCAGCAGCAGTAATTTCTATTGCACTGGCATGATAACCAGTAGCAAGCGCCGCCTGACCATCAATTTGAATAATATTTCCTGAACTTGTTGGATATACCCAAATGCTCATTGTAACTGTATTATAGGTAGTAGAATTGAATAGGGAAGATGCACTTGTAGCATATTGACTACTTGCGGTCGTAAATGTTAAAGTGCCACCAGTTGTGCTTTTAGCACCACTGTTAAAAGTTGGACCATTAGATAGTGTATAATTTTTACCGTTTCCGCTTAAATCTGTCCAAGTTGCTCCGCTACCACTATAACTTGAAGGTTGACCAGCATCTAGCCATACCATTAAACTGCTATCTACAACAGGAGCACCTGTCCATTCATCAAATATACCAGCAAGTTGTAAATTACCATTTAGGTTAACACGTTGAGCAACGCTGCCGCTCTTAATTGTAAATTCATCAATGATGCCTGTAGTTTGCAATAATCCAACATTAGATATTTTTTGAACAGATATGCCCGTTCCACTATAATTGTATGTAGACAATGGCGAGGTATTTGAAGTTACTGCGGCGTTACCAGAAGTTCTTGTTAATGTAATTGGACTTAAACTTTTATCTATAATTGTATTAGATTGGCAAGTTAATAATAAAGTGTTAGGTATTGAACTAAGAGATGATGTTTGGGGCGTGAAGTTAGCAGTATATACTGCCGTGCCTTTTACTATTCTTAAATTAGTAATATAACCATTCCAAGTTAGCGTTGTATTATCATTATAGAACCTACCAACACCAATAGATGGTGTTGCTGGCCAAGTTGGTGTAGTTGCACTCGTTGAAACAGACGAACCATTTACATACATGGTATTCGTGCTTCCACTACGAACAAGTGCTATATGATACCAAGTGTTAGCCAAAATAGTATTGGTTGCTGAATAAGTTAAAGTAGAGGTACCATTTACAAAGAAACCCAATCTACTGCTAGTATCTAAGAAAATTGTTAATCCGTTTGTGCCTGAACTGGTCGCATTTGTAAGGGTAACGATACCAAATTGAGCAGCACCTATGCCTATTCCGTATATCCAACATTCTATAGTAAAATCACCTGTTAACTGATAACTTGCACTTGGTGATGCCATTATAAAATCTGGACCAGTATTATTAAAATAATAATTGTAATATCCGTTTGGTTTAATCGGCGTTTGAGTGGTTGATGTTACCGTTCCACTTGAAGTAACAGAAAAATTATTTGGACCACTATCCGTAAAAGCACTTGTTGAAGGTATAGTAGTTGTGTTTAATAACAGTTTAGTGTTAGTAACTGCTGTCAATGGTTGAGTTGGTGGGGTAACGTTTGCGGTATAAATTGCTGTACCATTAACTATACGAAAGTTAGAAATATAACCAGAAATAGGGTAAGTTGTTGCATTTACGGAACCAATATTTGGAGTATCTGAAACAAAACTTTGTGAATTTGTTACAGACCCTTGAGATAGTCCATTTATATATATTGTCAGTGTAGTTCCACTTCTTACTGCTGCAATATGATTCCACGCATTTAAGTTAATAGTATTATTAGATGTTAAAAGAACTGTGCCGTTTGAAGAAAGTATAATTTTATTTCCATTTGCATCTGTTTGTAAATAAAAATTATTTGCTACTGTAAAAAGTGATGTAGTAGAGAAAATAGTTCCAAACCTTTTAAATGACGTGGGATATAACCATGTTTCTATAGTAAAATCTCCAGTTCCAATAGTAAATGCTGAGTTACTTGGAAGAGTCAAATAACCAGTACTACCATCAAACAACAAACTACCAAATGTTATAGGATTATTTGTTAATTCATCAATTGTGCTATTGACTACTAAATTTCCAGTATTTGTTAAACGAGATGCTATTGGCATTATCCGAATACCGTGTCTAAACTGTTAGTGGTGCTATTATAATATGTATAAGCCACACTAGTACTATTACCACTGTATGTATAACCAGTACGCTGTTGTGTATAGATATTTCCGCCTACATACACGTTACCAGCAATACCAGCACCACCACTTGAAATCAGTGTACCGCTTGTTGTAGAGTTAGTGGCAGTATTGTCTAATAGATATAGCGTAGTTGCAGCACTTAATACAACATCACCAGCGCCATCTGGATCAAGGTATAAATTACCATTTGTTCCGGCAGTTGTTGAAAAATTATTGGCTATAATCCAACTATTGCTACCTATCGTAGCATTACCCGTGGTTGCAATAGTTGTAAATGAGCCGCTGTTTGCAATATTAGCACCAATAGCACCTGTTAGGTAACCAACATGCTGTCCACCACCGCTAGTTGTGAAACTTGCACCAGTAAAGACAGCACCTGTATTACCAAATGTACCAGCATTAATAGTAGGAGCAGCAATAGTATCAGTTGTTGTAATAGTTGTTGTGTTAATAAACGTAGTGTTACCAGCAATACTTAAGTTACCGCCAACATATAAGTTACCGCCAACACCCATACCACCACTGATTACAATAGCACCCGTAGTTGTAGAGGTTGAAGTAGTTGCGCTGTTAGATACAAGGTTACCACTAACATAGTTGTATTGTAAATAAGTTGCTCCACCAAATGCAGTACCATTTGCAAACTGAATTGCGGTATTTGCACCTGCTGCGGTACTGCTACCACCACCACCGCCACCAGCAGTTGATCCATTTGGATAGAAGATACCGCTTGTAGTTACAATGTTACCAACATATAAGTTGCCGCTAATACCAGCACCGCCAGTAATAACCATTGTGCCAGTAGTTGTAGATGTACTGCCAGTGTTTGAGTTAGCATATAAGAAAGGCGATGCTATAAATGCTGTTGTAACAAATGTATTAGCATATGTTAATGTAGAGAATGTTGGTAGTCCAGTTGCAGTAATAGTAACCGCAGCACTGCTACCATCAGTAATATACGCAGCAGATGAAGTTACGTTAAGCAATAGTGCAGTATTGGCTATACTAGTTGGTGAAGCATATGGAGGTGCAAAGTTAGCAGTATAAACTGCTGTTCCGCTGACATATCTTATACCTGTAATATAACCTGTGAAGTAATTGTGACCGCCAGCCGTGTTGAAATCGCCAGCGAGAAATGTAGTATCGGTAAATGTCAGGGCTGTTACAGTAGATGCCACCGATACACCATTAATATATAAACTTGTAGTGCTGCCGCTTCTAACTAGTGCTACGTGATACCATTTATTGTTGGTTGGCGGTGAAGCAGTATATGTGAGAAAGTTACCTGCCAAGTTTCTTACGTACCATCCTGTAACATCAACCCACAACCAAAACCCAGTATTAGTACCAGTACTGTTCATTATAGAAACAACACCTGGATTACCACTACTAGCAAGAACAGTAGGATAAACCCATGCTTCCATGGTGAAATTACCATTTACTGCTGCTACCGTGCCGCTAACAGAACTGTTACTGCCGTTAAAGAAAAGGCTGTTATTTACAGTACTGTTAAGTGTTGCATATGCGGCACTTATACTTCCATTGGCGCTGACATTACCGATAGTTGTTGCATACACGTTTGCGGCATTAATTGTAACACCATTGGTGTTACCTTGTAGATTGGTTATACCACTTACTGTTACGGTTGTAAATGAGCCGCTGTTTGCGCTATTCGCACCAATAGCGCCTGTATGATAACCAGTTAATTGTCCACCACCACTTGTAGTGAAACTTGGACTTGTGAGCGAACCTGTGCTTGTTATATTAGTTTGGGCATTAGTTATTAATGTACCGCTTAAACCACTGTTTGCTACCACATAAGCAGCATACACGTTTGCAGTTTGTGCTGTAATATTAGCACTTGAAACTAAACCAGTTAGAATACCAACTGAAGTAATATTAGTTTGTGCTGCGGTTGATAGGGTACCAGTAAGCGTAGCACCACTGTTACCAATAGTTCCACCCTGAATAGTAGTAGCATTAATTGTAGTACCGTTGGTTGTGCCTTGTAGGTTAGTAGTTCCAGTAACGTTAAATGCGCCAGTCACGGTTATAGGATTTGATCCGCTGCGTCCAATATAGTTTGTAGCATTGGTGCTACCAAATACAATATAACCTTGCGTATTATCTTGTTGACCCATAACACGTGCTGTATTTGCTACGTTAATATCGCCTAACCAAAGATCATCACCAATTTGAAAATTAGTGCCATTGCCGTTATTTGTGGCGTGGACAATATCAGCGGTAACATTTCCGCCAACTCCAATACCACCACTTACAACGATTGCACCAGTAGTATTATTTGTAGATGCTGTTGTGCTGCTGCTTACAAGATTGCCACTTGCACTAATATATTGTAGAGATGTTGCGCCACCAAAACTTCCACCATTGTTAAATTGTATCTGAGTGCTAGCACCACCAGGACTACCGCTACCACCGCTACTATATACTGAACCATTAGGCCAATATACACCGTTTGTAGTAACAAGATTTCCTACAGTTGCTGTGGCCGTAGTTGGAATAGTGATAGAGCCTGTGTCACTCAATATGAAGATGGTTTGAGTGTATGCACTATTAACAACTTCCAGACCACCAGTAGGATTTAAACGAAAATATTTGTTTGGATTTGTACCGGCACTGTAGGTATTTGTTAATTTAAGAAAATCAAGATATCCCGTGCCACCTTGACCATAAATATTACCAATAATTGATAGCGCACTTGTTGATGCAGTGCTACCAGTTGCAATATAAATGTTTGCATAATTGTTTAGTGTGGTATTTCCACTTGCAGTTAGCGTAGTAAATGCACCACTATTAGCAGCATTGGCACCAATAGCACCAGTGTGATAACCAGTTAACTGTCCACCACTGCTTGTTGTGAAACTTGGACTTGTAAGCGCACCAGTACTTGTAATATTAGTTTGTGCTGCAGTTGATAGTGTACCAGTTAAGGTTGTGCCTGTATTACCTATTGTACCAGCATATACTGCTGAACCATTAATTAAATTACCATTTATCGCAGCAGCAGTATTACCTATTGTGGTTGCGTATAGGTTTGTTGCATTGATAGTGGCACCGTTAGTTGTGCCTTGTAGATTTGTAGTTCCACTTACAGTAAGTGATCCTAATGTACCAACACTTGTAATGTTTGTTTGTGCATTAGTTATTAGGGTTCCGCTTAAGCCGCTATTTGCTACTACATAAGCAGCATATAAGTTGGCTGTTTGCGAAGTGATGTTACCACTAGTTACAAGACCAGTTAACGTTCCAACACTTGTGATGTTTGTTTGACTTGCACTCTGACTGTTTAGTGTTCCATAAAGTACTGCACCAGCATTACCAATCGTGCCACCAATAACAGTAGGAGCAGCAATTGTTCCAGTAGAAGTTAAACCAGTAAGTGTGCCAACGCTTGTAATATTAGTCTGTGCTGCCGTTGATAACGTACCAGTGAGTGTGGCACCGCTGTTGCCAATAGTACCAGCAGTAATGGTTGTAAATGCACCTGTATTTCCGCCATTTGC